CGCTAACAGAGGGGTTATCCCCAGAGATGGTTTCCGCTATCTCAACTAGGCTTGAAGAGTATAGATCTGAATTTAGCCCAAGGCTCACTGAATTTTTAAAGTCAAAAGGATACGATGCAATAGAGTATGTAAACTTTGCAGAAGATAAGTTAAGTAAGTCTTATATTCTTTTGGGTGATGGTCAATTTAAATCTCTCAGTTCTTTAGACTATAACCCTAAGAGCTGGAGCATTGCCGAATCAAGGAAGTTAAATGACACGGATGAGCAAGCAAATAAAACTTACCATTCAATAGCTCAGACCGCTGTTGATTCTTTCTCCAACTCTATGGTTGGTCAATCAAAGGCTTGGCAAAAGACTAAGCAGTTTGGTAGACTGTTCGATCCTTGGTTAACACTCGAAGGATCTAATCAGCTAAGGGCTCGTAGATATATGGCTCAAGGTGAGATAGGTATACAGCAAAACATATCTAGACAGATTTATGATATCTTTGATCAGGCTAGCCCAGAAGAGAAGAAGAGTATATATAAATACTTTACAACAAGGAACGCTGCAGAATCTTTAGTGCCTAGTAGGAATGTAGACTTTGCTACACGAGAAACATTCGGTAGAGGAAGAAGGCTTCGCGGAAGGAAGAGGCAACGCGGAACAGTCAACATGAGAGAGAAGGCTGTAGAAGTTAAGGGGCAGATAGAAGCCTTGGGTAAAGAGCTTGTTGATAAGGGGTTGATGGATGAAGCAAGGTATGAAGAGTTAAAGAACCGATACCTTCCCAACACTTACTTGAGATATCTTATTGATCCAGATCTAAGAAGAAGCTTAGGCGCTGGGTTACGCCCATCCTCAATGGACTATACTAAAGCGCGTAAGATGCACGACCAATGGATAGCTGACGTTCTATGGGGTAAGGTAGAAGACCCTGCATTTTTAGCGTCGAGGTATTACGGGCAGGTTACAAGAGATCTAGCTATTGTTAAATACCTTGAGTGGGTAGCCACAGATCCAGCTGGTAAGGGATGGGTTATACCAACTGAGCTTGTCACATGGCGTGGTTCAAATGCAACTCCTGCATGGTTAATGACAGAGGCTGACAACCTAAGATCAAGGTCAGAGGTTATGCGTAAAACTAACCCTGAATCAGCAAATCAGATGACTGAAGCGGCTGATGAAATGACCGCCGCTGCTAGAACATCTCTCGATGCACAGCCAGATAATATTGATATCGGAAATTACAGGCAGATACCTAAGCAAAATAAGTTCGGTAAGTTTGGGGGCATGCATGTTAGAAAGGAAATCTATCAGGATGTAATGGGCCTATCAGATGTAAGGTCAGCCGACAACCCGTTGGCTAGCCTGCTTAGCGATACAGGTTGGGGTGGTATGATTCAAAGAACCTTTAAGTATACAAGGGTTATTATGAATCCACCAACTCAGATAAGAAATCTTATAAGCAACATGGTTCTTCTCCATACATCTGGAGTCCCGATGTATAACGGCGATGTGTTTCGTTATCTATCAAAGGCAATGGGGGAGATAGTAAATGATGGTAAGTTCTATGAGCAAGCGCAGGAATATGGCATTGAAGGAACATCCTTTACAGCCCAAGAGATAGGAAGGATTGATAGAGAGTACAGGAAAGTTGTAGCATCTGCATCTACTATGGAGGGGGTTAAAGCTAGAGCCGCAGTATTTTTTGATGACTATATAAATCCTTTAGGTAGGTTTTACCAGAAGTCAGAGGTTGTGTTTAAGCTTGCTAAGTTTATACATAATGTTGAAGTAAAAAAGATGAAGCCTGATGAAGCTGCTATAAGCGCACAAGATGCTATCCTAGATTACAGTGCTGTATCAGAGACTGTTAGGTGGCTGAGACGAGTACCCTTTGGGGCTCCGTTCATTACGTTTAATGTAAAGGTCCTTCCTCAGTTAATGAAGAACTTAAAAAATAATCCAGCTTCCTTTATACCATACGTTGCTCTTCCATTTATGTATGCAGCATTCTTGTCTGATGAGAACGATGTAAGCGAAGAGGATTTTGAAAAGCTTAAGAATCATTTAGGAGAGTGGGCAAGAGATAGAGATAACATGTATTTCTTACCACATAAGGATGCTGATGGTAAGTGGACCCTTGTTGATATAGGGTACATGCTTCCATGGACTGGTTGGTGGGAGGTTTCAAAGGATGTAATGAAGGGCGAGTTAGGCGAGGCGTATAGAGGAACAGGATTCTTTACAGGGCCGATTGATGTTCTGATTGGTATGAAGACAAACCATGATCCATTTACTAATCAACCTATATGGGATGAGAGAGATCCTCCTCAACAGAGGTATGAAGATCTGATGCATTTCATGGCAAGCTATATGGTTCCTCCGTTCCTTATGCCTAGAAATAAAGCTGGTGATTTAATCAGCGGAGGCGGTCCTATTATTAAAATGTTAATGGCGACTGACGCTATAGACGGGAACGTAGGAAAGGATGGGCTTCCTAGATATACTGTACCTGGATCCATCATGTCCATGTTTGGTGTGAATACATATAAGTTGAACGCGGCTGACCAGTTAAATAAAAATATTTACTTTACCAATGCTGATATACAGAAGTCTATCAAGAGAGCTAAGAGGCTAATGCAAGATCCAAGCATAAGCAGGGAAGAGTATGACGAACTTTATTCTGCATACTTAGCGCATATAGAAAATCAAAGGAAGGATCTTATGGATTATATGGAATCAGTTTCTGGTATGGATACTAAGCTGTACTAACATGGAAAAATTAGTTGAAGTCCATTGGTTAGATATTGTTGCAAGCGCTGGTTGGGAAAAGTTAGAAGATGTAAACCCAGAAGGTATGATAACAACTGGGTACATGGTGTTTAAAGACAAGGACGTGTGCAAGATTGCCAACACCAAGGATTCAAAAGGATCATGGTTTGGTATACATGCAATACCTTTGGGGTGTGTGAAAAAAATACGCCCCCTTTCGGGGACGCATAAATCTAGGAGGCTAACTAAGAAGAATATACAGGATAAGAAGGGCAACAGTAATGTACATAACATACCCTCCAACAACTCCAATGATAGTGTTTAACATATATTCTCCTAGTTAATAATTAGAAAGGATCTTTCTTTGAGTTATTAATTTTATTTCATCGTAGTATCCTTCACCATCTAATCCGTTTAGCATCACGATTCCCCTCCACCATTGGTGCTCTGTATCGCGGCACCAACTTTCAGAGTACCTAGGATGAGAGTAACATCCAGCTGACAATCCAAACACTTTCTGCCCGTCAGGCCTTGTTTGTTCAGCGTGGTTATACATGTGAGAATGTCCTTGCACCGCCGAGCAATGCAACTTACTAATAAGCTGATGCCCTATGTGCATAGAACTGATTGGCCTTCCAGATACGCCGGTAGTGAAGTAGTGTGAGAACGCTATTCCTTGGATACTCAAACAACTCTTAAAATCCGTAAGCTTCCAACCAAATTTCTCATATTGTAAATCCCTTATACCTATAGTTCCATCTAACTCTGGCGAGGTATTGACAGCTCGCATTATTCTGTCTTCGTGATTACCTAAACACATATTAAGTTTAGGCTTATATTGTTTCTCCTTATTCTTTCTTTTCTGTAGATTGAATTTCTTTAAAGGTGCGAAGAGTTTTACTTGTGCATCTATAGCTGAATCTATATCCTTCTTAAATCTCCTACCTTCAAAGCCCTTTGTTCCTTTATCGTAAGATGAAAGGCTACTCATGTCGGCAAAGTCACCGAGACAAGTTATATATTCTGGTCTCTCCTTTATTATAAAATTTCCAAGAGCCTCAAACCTGCGGTTATCGTAGTCAGGTGAGGCGTGACAATCTGGTATGATAAGCATGTCTTTATTCATTTGTACCTTCCCAGTAATGATCCATTATATTTCACAAGCGTCTGCGGTGCATGCTAGTTCTTGGCTTCCTATTGTATTATCATCTTCTTCAGAAATACTATCCCAGTCTATTGGGCTCTTAGTCTTCGTATACAATTCAGAATACTCTTCACCACTTATCTCTTCGTATGGGGCAGCCTCATAGATGTGGGCGTCATCAGCTTTGGGTAGGAAACTTACACCACTAACGATGTCAAAGTTCTCCCAACACCATGCACCAACAGATAACCACTCATCCTCTGAAACATAGATTGTAACGCTTGGCTTATGTTCACACCAATAGAGAGCAAACTTTTTCCATGTCTCAAGATGTTCTAATGCGCTGACTTGATCCTTTGTTATAGACTTCGTTGAAGCCCCCATTGGAAACTCAAATACTATCGCATCTTTATTATATGGATCAGCAATGTAAGGCTTGCCTGATTCAATCAAGGCTTTGTTTAAAGGATCTTTTATATCCTGCCTCACCCTTCTGATGTAGTGTCTTGCGTATGCTGGGTGGAGCCCTGACCCTGACACCCCTACAAGTTGACTAACTGTACCAGATGGCTTGATGCATGTCACCGCTACAGATTGATTTATCTTTAGCTTTTTGGCCCATAGTTTGTTCTGTTCTACAGCATGATCTCTCAGGCTCATCAGCTCTTCTGGTGTTGCGTGTAGGATAGCTGGACAATCATATACCCCTGTAAAGCTAACCCCTAGTAGCCTCTCCTCTTCTGCGTTGCGTTTCCATATTGGTCGCACATATCTAAAGTCTGTTAGTGTGGACTGATAAGTTCCAAGTATGGTAGCTAATCTAATCTTGCGGCGAACATCATCCAATGTATCTTTAGCTCGAAGCACTACCTCAGATAGATTACATAGGCCTGAACTTCTAAGAATCACCTCGCTACAGGGATTGCAACCGAAGTCATGGTCTGTGTCTCTACGCTCAGGAGCAAGATCTTTAGCGGCTTGTCGATTAAAGATGCCTCTCTCTCCGCTCTTGGATTCATATAGAGATATCCATTCTCTCATAAATATACCAATGTCTGGCTTCTCTGTGTAACATACAGAATTGTTTGATAGTGCTCGTTGTGGTTCATCAACCCACCATTGACCCATCTTGGCTCGTTGCATTCGCTCGTCAGTAAGATTGCTAAGGCTTAACTCTGCCGCTCTGCGAACACCACCAACCACAACAGCCTCTCCATTGAAACACAAAAGGTCGTGGCATTCTATGCTTGTAAGCTTCCT